AAAGCCGTTGCCAAAGAGTACCTACGGATCATGGATACGATAGGGGTTGAGATCGGGCTTGCCAAAAGCCTGGTCTCGTCCTCTGGAAGTCTTGAGTTCGCAAAACGAACTTGGATCCGTGGGCGGCAAGCAACTCCCGTATCATTGGCTGAGCTGATTGTGGCATTATGCCACCTTGGCTCGTTAGACCAACTGGTGCGGAAGTGTAATACCTTCAATCCGTTGAGGGTATCAGCCGTAGCACGTTTTGCGGGATTCGGTTATAAGAATTTGGGGCGACTTCCAGTCGCTTTTAATTTAAATAATCGCCTCAGTAAGCTCCTTGCCTATCTCTCTCGACCGGGTGGTGTTTGGCCCATGAATGTTGCATCATGGCTAAGTGCCATTGGCCCTGGAAGAGACGATCTTTCGTCGTCCTTTACCCGCTGGGCGGGAGCGCAATCGCTTTGGACTAGATTGATCGGGATGATGATTAAGAGAACTGTGCGTTTTGAGGATACGCTTCGCAATGCTTTTCAACCAAGGTTCTCGGACGCAAAGCGTACGATTACCAAGGAAGTTAAGGGACCGAACGGCCGGTCGCGCAAAGAGACGCAAGTACTCGATGTGTATGGCCCGGAGGCGAAGGAGACCCTGGGTCTCGGCTTTAACGCCGTCGCCTGGGATACCTTTTTCGTCGACTGGGTGGCTTATCCTTTTGCAAACAAACTCCGAAAATCATTCGAGAAAATCGATGATATCTTAAGAGTACTGTCGCCTGATATCCAACCCCAATGGAACGTGCTTGACGAGATCTGGTCTCAGGTCTTCGAAGCTGATGAGGGCTTATCAGCCCTTCCCAGCAAAGTTGACTATTTCGATCGTGAGAGCGACGAAGTTGCGCCTTCTACACGGTTAGTAACCTTGTGGAAGAAACTGAGACGAGTCGTTTCTCGCAGAAGCACCGAAGTTGGTGGAATACGACCTGGATGCGTCCCTCAGCGCAAGCCGAGAAGACGCCGCCAAGGAGGCTAGTCAAGCTGAATTGGTGGAATACCCAAAGTTACGAGCCTAGTTCAGATCCTTATCTGAGTCTAGGCCGAACAAATAGATATGCGCACCTAAGCGCCATCGAGCC